TGTTTAAGGGACCGCGGGCTAGCTTTGAAACTAAGCTCACGTTCGTTTGTTGATGTCCCGTTCTTGGTTTTTGAACCAAGAGATGGGCGACTAGCAAAGCAGTAGTACATCACATAGCGAGTCTTGTTTTTGTCACCTTCAAACTGGAACATCATTGCGAACTCTGTCAAGCTCGCATCTGCTTTTTCAGTCATAACCCCAGTTTGAGGGTCCTTAATTTCACCAAGAATTTTTGTTGCAAATTCATCAATGATGTGTGGAATTTTAAGTTTACCTTCATAGCCTTCATTTGAATTCATGAAATGGTAATCCTTGTTGTCTGCTTTGATAGGGGTTGTTTCCCCTTTGGTATCAAGTATCAGCTCCATCGCTCCAGGAAAACGAAAAACATCGCCGTAAGTGATAACCCCATCTGCTGCAAGTGTTTTGACAGGTGCGATATGTACGTTTTCTAGGCCAAAGGTTACTTTGTTTTCTTGAGTCATGTCATTCCTCCTTAATATAGATAGACCGTATAAGACTTGACATAGAGTCTTTCAGTCTCGATAAATGTTTCTTCTTGAACATCGAAAAAGAGCTCGTGGGTTGTCCACAGCTCTTCCAGACGTTCTTCCAAATCTTCATCCTTGCGCTCAAAAGCTAACTCTACTGTCACGCTCTTAATCTGATGATTAACCGTGTTGTCAGCTCCATTGATGGCTGGACTCGATTCATAATAGACCAGGTAAGGTAGGTCAGGAGCGTTCCCAATTTTAAACGCTCGATAAGTGACAGGCAAGTTTGCCTGTTCCAAAATAACAGCGAAGTCTGATAGCTTCATTTTCCAATCTCCTTGATTCGCTTTTCAAAGTTTTGAATCGCTTTTTCTTCAGCTGGCTTGATGTGGACTATACCAGCTACACGACCACCATTTCTTGAAAGGTGCCCATTCTCAAGTATGTGAGTAAGACTTGCAACTGCGTTGAAGACAACAAAAGAGCCATTGGCCAACTTCTTCTTTTTCCAACTTCTACGATACTTTCCGTACCGTTTCGGACTTGTCTCTTTCAACTCATCCACAGTCTCATCAGCCACTTGCTCTGCAATCTTATCCACTTCTTCAGTAATCTCATCAGAGTAAGCTGCAAGCTCTTTCGCTATCAAATCAGCAAGGTCATTACTCATTTCAAGACCTCCGACAAAGTCAACTCTAAAATTTCAGAATCGATAGGATAGGTTTTCAAGATACGATATTGCTTGCCTTCAAATTTAGCAAACTCCTGATTCTCATACTCAAAATTTCGAATCTCAACGACCAAGCTCGGTTTTAGACCTGCCTGATTTGCTTGATAAAATTCAGAGCGAGTAACCTTCTTTTTACGACATAGCAGAGTAACTTCAACATCTTCAGAGATTGGTTGTAGTAACTTGTCCTTACCTGTTACTTTTTTAGAGATCAGTTTGATTTCATGATTCCACATTCTTGACCTCTTTCTTTGATGCTATCTGTAAATTATGCAGTCGCCATTGAAGGTGACGTGGCATATCCACCCCACCCTCATAGCGATAAGCAGCATAGTCAACAATAAACATTTCATGGTCAGCACGCTCACCGACAAGCTCGATACCGAGATTATCGGTCAATTCAGTGATGACACTTAAAATGATTTTTTTTAACGGCTTGTCTCTCAAGTCGGTTGAAATACCCAACTTAAGCTTCAGCAACTCTAAAAGCTGACCTTCGTTCATGTTTACTCCTCGACTTCCTCAGCAGGCTCTTCAGCAGTTTTCTCAACTGTTTCTTCCTGCTCAACTGCAGGCTCTTCTTTCACTTCTTTTGTTTCAGGAGCTGGTTTCTTAGGTTCATCCTCTCCCGAAACCTCAAGGAAGATAGACCCAGCAGTGTTGGCACCGGTCAAAAGGCCATTGGTAAAGCTATCTGTTGGCTCATATCCATCACGAGGAAAGATATCACCAACAGCATAGTCATGATTTTCAGGATCGGTCAAGTCCGTGAAAGGACGGATTACTTTATAGCTCATACGCCACCTCCTTAAGATACTGCGTCAGTGTAGGTTCCGAATACCCCAGCATCTTCATCTGTCTTCTTGATATCAAAACGAAGGTATGATGCAAGGTTCTTACCAAATTTATGATTATCTTCCCAATTCACTGTCAATTCCATACGGTCAAACAATGTAAGGAAGTATTCGACATCACCGATGAAGAATTTCATTTCACCTTCTTGACCTAATAGTGTATCTTCAACTGGATAAATTGTTTTACCTGAGAATGAATATCCAGTTGGTGAAGTGATGTCGGGCTGCATCATGTAACGGCCATCTTTGTCCTTAATCTTATCCAGTGCATTGAACATGGTATCTGTAACAACAAGTGATTTTTTGTAGACAGATGAAATTTTAGTGTTTAAAATGTCCTTGATTCCATCAAGTCCACTAGCGTTTACAACTTTTGCGGATTTCATAACATCCGCAACAATTGCCAATTTTGTTTGTTCGTCTTGGTCTTGGATATCTTCTTGAAGGATTCCAATGAGATCATATTGCGCATCTTCAATAGCTTCACGAGAAATAGGAAGTTCACCACGGTAGGTCTTGATTTTGTAGTCAACTTCAGTGATTTTTGTTTTTCCTAATTCTGGATTTTCTTCAAGCTCACCAACTTCTGTCATCTTACGATTTGATTTTTTCAGAACTGGGTAAGTACCTGAACCACTTGTTACTTTGACAATATGAATAAGGTTGAGCAATGGGTTCTGACGTTCAGGTGTTTTTTGTGGTTCCAAAACCTCTTTCGGAATAATCGCTCCTACATCTGTTGTTTTAACACCTGCGCGTTTTTGTCCACGAGAGCGGATGAATTCTAGTACTGCGTCACGTTGTTCCAATTTTTGTCCTCCACGTTTTTCTTGACTTGGGTAAGTCGGTGCTTTGCGATTCAATTCTTCAACTTGATTTTGCAAATCTTCGATTTCTTTTTCAAGTTGTTCTTTTTTTACCAATTTATCTTCCAATTCTTTTTGGATATCTTCCAGGTTCTTTTCAACCGCTGAAACTTCGTCATCATTTCCAGCTTGTTCCAATTTAGCAGCTTCAAGCTCAGAGCGTTTGTTCAATTCATTGATTGATTTTTCAAGCTCTACTACTTCATCTGCTTTATTGCGCATACGAGCGCCCAAAATCAATAATTTGTTCATAGATTAAATTTCTCCTTAATTTCTTTCTTGCGCTTGTCCAGCGCTTCACGATTTGCACGCTGTTGACTTTCAAAGTCTTTTTGTCGTGCAGCAATTTCCGTTTGCGGATAGGCTGGGAAAGTACATGGACTCACTTCAAAGATTTCTAATTCTAGGATAGTGTCCAGGTACGAACCATCTGCTTGTTCTTCCGTATTGATTTTTATTGGGATAAAACCAAAGCTGCATCCAATCACATCACCACGCTGAACACGAGCATAGGCCCCAACAGCTTGCGGATCATCTTTATTGATAATGATGTCACCGTACAGACCGATGTCATCAACTCCCAAAATGACCGTTCCATTACCAGTCCGACCAAGCACCAAACTATCATCATGGTTAAATAATGCCCTGATGTCAGCTCCTTTGATGGCTTGTTCAACACCCTCACGCTTAATCACTTCAAAATAACCAGGCCACAGTTCCGTTACTTCATCAAACTTGATAAAGTACCCACTCAAAATCAAATCACCAGTATCACTTTCTTCTCGTGTTTTGAATTGAGCGGTTCGATAACTATTCCGTTTCTTCATTCTCTTCCTCACCCCCTTTCAGTTTCTTCTGGTCCCCAAGTCTATCTTGTGGAATATAGTTTTCGAGAGCAAGGAGCTCATCCATGTCAGGATCAGGTGGCATCCCAAGCCAATCCCTCCACTCATTTCGACGCATTGCCATACTTTTAGTCATCTGTTCAGCGACTGATGACAATTCTGTAATGTCATACGAATAAAGCGAGCGAGCATTCAGTTTGAAATACCGATTATTTGAAACGAGTAAGTCTCTAGTTAAGGTCTGAGTGATTGTTGTAGCAATGCTCATGACCGTTGTATTGACAAAGTTGTTGTATTCTTCTTTGTCAAAACTACCAACCCCTAAAATAAAAGCTGGCACTCCCAAAAGTCCAGCAACTGTTTTCTTGTCAATTTCAACAGATTCGTTGATAGCAATATCTTTCAAACTTAATGGCTTGACCTGTTCAACCTCTAGCAATGCATCAGGAATAATCCACGGCTCACCAGCTTGACTAGTGCTAAGATATTTCTTAGCGACCTGGTCACGTCCCTCTTGTGTTCCTAATTCCTCACTAGAAGAATCAACCTTAACAATCAGGCTAGGAACGTTCTTGCCACTCATAAAACCTTTTTTAATTTGAGTTGCAAGGTTTAAATTCCTAACAATATCCCTCAGAGCAAGTCTGTAGCCAGTCCCTACAAATGGATTGTCTGGATCAGGATTGATTACAAAGTGCACGACTTCGCTTGGGTTGTAGTCAATGCCACGATAATTCACAACATAACCAACATCATCACTCTTGAACGATACTTCACCCATAGAGAATGGTCTCAGGTTCAAAATGTAATCATTCACAGGATCATACTCAACATGAAGAACAGAGTTCCCATCGCCGAACAATAGTAAGTCACGCACAATCTTGAAAATCCAAGTCTTGCGAGTCATATTGTCGCATGGGTTCACATCAATCTTGCGAGCCAGTCCGTCTTTTATTCGGATGTCGCCTTTGTCGGTATTCTCCATCAAATGAATAGTCATATTTGATACCATGTCAGCAATTTTATTGACCGCAGCAATCACATCTGGATTACGAGCCAAAGGCACATAGCTGTCACCGTCAATATAAAGCCCAAAATCTGAATGAGTGATAACATTCGTTCCGCTTCGACTCTTACCACGTTTCAAAAACCTATCTAAAAGCCCCATCTTTACTCACCTCCTTTCTAGCGAAAAGTATTTTGAAAAAGTGAATCAAAGTGTTTGTTTCTTACGATATTCTGACTGACATCAACTATTTGTTTATCCCAGTTAACTGTTTCAGCCCTCAAATCTTTCGTATAGCTTTGACGAACGACTACTTCTTCCCCGTTTAAAATTACTTTAACTCGCCCTTTATTAATTAACACATTAATTTCATGTTCTGATAAAACCATTTCATTCATAATTCACCTAATCAAAGAAGCTCATCACATCGCTATTCTTACCAAGATTAGCAAGAGCCTGAATACAAGCAAAAACGCTGGCATCGAACAAGTCAATTCTTGCAGTACCACCGTCACCGTCTAATTTCTCATATTGCACAGCATCGTCCACCTTTTCAATTGCTCTAACATTGCTCACACAGTATTCGTAAGCGTCAGAATGAAGATAGTAAAACTCTTTATTCTTAACTTTGAACTCAATCCGTCTGAATCCCTCTGATTTCAGATAGAAAAGCTGAGGTTGGTCAATCATCTTGAACCGAGCTTGTTTCATCTTCGTCAGGAACTCACGACCAAACTTCCTATCCATCCCGACAGCAGCAATCTTGAACCCTTTCTCCCTCATCTTGATGAACCATTTAACGATATCATCATAAAGGACGGTCGGAGTGTTACTCATAGTCAACCAACCATCAGACTGCCACCCAAATAGTGGAATGCCATCGTCATTAGCTTTCTTTTGAGCATTGACACGAGGGAAGAAAGCATGTGTGATGCAAATATCAACATCTTTCTCACCATCATGGTAAACCCCATAAAGAGCAGCAGCGGTCAAGTCGTGCAATCTTGACAAGTCAGCACCACCGTACCATTGGATTGGTAAACGTGCCAGCTCCTCTAGGGTCCAATCGTATTGACTATCTGAAGCGATGAACTCATCAGGATTGAAGTAAGCATTCATAGAGTTTGTGAATACATTCAAAGTCTTGTTGAAAAACTCATTTCTTGTTTGTGGGTCATTCATAGCTTGTTCTGCTTCTTCTTTCAAAGCCTTGAGCGACACCGTCACTCCCCACGAAGGGTTGGCTTTTTTTAGGACATTCTCGTCCAGGTAGTCGCCCACGTCTCCATCAGTCGTCTGGTCAGCTTTGCAGATAAACATGAACAAGGAATCATCCTTGACTAATTGTTTAAGGACCTTTTGACAGTATTTCAAACGGTTAGCAAGGAATCCAGTAGGAATATCCCCAGCCGTAGAGATAACAAAAAGCATACTGTTTCGGTATGCTGACATTGTTTTCTTCATAAGTCCGTATTTCTTACTATTTCTCGTCGTGTGAGCTTCATCAAAGATAACAACGTTTCCGTTCAATGAGTCCAAGCGGCTTTCATCGTTGGCCAGTGCTTGGATAAAGAATGAACCTTCATCACCAAAATTTGCAGTGATTGAATGTTCCTGGTTATTATCCTTGATACGAATGTTCTTGTCATTCCATCGCTCCACATTGAATTTCAAGAATCCAAAGGCCTCCATCGCTTGCTTGATAGAGTTGGCCACGATGTAGCATTTTGAACCGCTGTCTGTGTCTAATATCTGATAAGCAAGAGCGATTGCAGCAGTAAATGAGGTTTTCCCATTCTTCCGAGCAAGCATGATAAGCGCTTCTTTGAACCTGCGCTCATTTGTACCCTTGTAGTAAAATCCAAATAGATTAACAACCACAAAGTGTTGCCAGGGTTGCAAGAGTAATGGCTTGTTACGGATAGACACCGCAAGCATATCATCGCCCTGCTGATGGACTATCGTGTTTTCGATGAAGTGGACAACGAAATCAACGATTTCCTCATCCATTTCAAACTCAGGATTTTCAAGTTCACGCAAGAAACGTTCAGCTGCAAGAATGTTCTCCTCGCAATGTTCCTCTCTGTGAGAAATGACGTGCCGAGCATACTCTTTCGCTTTATCAAGATTACCCATTGCCAGTCACTCGCTTCTTCTTGATTTCGTTCTTGAACTTCAGGACCTCAGTAAGAACTGACTCACCCTCTTGTTCTATTACCTCACCAAGCGACTTAGGATTCATCATCAACTGATTAGAGTAGCTGAGGATGTCTTTCCTCAAAATTTCCATCGCTGTCAAGATTGGAACTTTGCGCTCATTCTCTGCACCGGCCTTATTGACGTAGGTGTCTGTTACTGGATAACCCATAGCAGCATAATCTTGAGCAAGTTTCTGATACTGATATAGCATGCCTGCAAAGATGTCAATGATCATTTCAAACTCTTTACGATAAGTGCCCAAGTCTTTCATCTGCTTGACTACTTTTGACTTAATCGACTTTGCTGTAATTGGTTTAGCCAAAAACTACCTCCTTTCGTCAAAATCGCTTAGTTTTTACCCCCTTTTTGTCTGAAGG